TAACGAGTGAAGGAGGTGGATAGGTTCCCGATTGCAAGTATCGGACTCGCGTATTTCTCCTTTAAGTAGGGTTTGGTCACGAGGTAGAAAAAGCGAAAGGGAATCCATTTTATATAAGAGCGCATCCGTTGTGGGTGCGTTGCTAGTGAAATGGAAAAGGAAAACCCCATGACAAATACAGCAATCGTAAACGACATCAAAGTAATCGAGAACAACTTCGTAACTGCAATGGGTAGCGGTGTTGCTGCTACTGCCCACTTGATTGCTCTCATTCAATCAGTAGTGAAGTCAGAGCAAGGCGGTGTCCTTGCTAGTGCCATTGCCCGATTGAATAAGAAGGGCGATGCGCATGGCTCACGTGCTGTCCGCTCTATTACTGCTGCCATCTTTGTTGGTGCCAAGATTGGGACTGCCAAAGACAAGAAAACCCTCCTTGTATCCCTCAAGGATGCTACCGTTGACGTCGAGGCCCTTGGTCGCTTGGTTGCCGCTGGTGGTGAGAAGCTCTCCATTCGTGATGCATTGGTAAAGCGTGTGAAGGGTGAGACTGAAGTGAAGGAGTTGGACTTGGTCAAGTATGCCGAAGGTCTTGTGAAGCGCATGGAGAAAGAGGGTGTTACATCCGCTGCCCTTATTGCTGCCATCCAAGCCGCTGCCAAGTAATTGCTTTCTAATGGGTGCCGCTATCGGTGGCACCTTATTGAGTGCAATCGAGTGCTTACATGAAACACGTAGGAAAGGTGTGACTACTATGACACAAGTAATTTTGAACGGACAGAGCGTGGGTGCAATCACTCGTGAGAACCTCTCCACATTCCTTCGTGTCTCCACTATGGTGGTGGTGTCACATACGCCAACAACAATCTGCTTGGAAGGGTAATACCATGGGTGCTGCCCTCCTACTTATCATATCAACGGCCGTGATGGCCTATCTCATATACAAGGACGAAAGCAATGGGTGAAGTATATCTTGAAAAGGTGGTGTTTGCCATCGATGACAATTGGAATGTCCATACCGTCGCCAAGTTCTTGCGACACGTGGACACCTTGCGTGCCATGGGAAAGATCAAGCCTGTGGTGCAATGCATCGGGAACTGGGAAGGCGTTCTGGAGGTCTCTTACATGATGGACCTCAAGGAATTCGACAAGCATGTAGTCCCATACGGCTTTGTGGAGGGGCAGGAGGCCGTCCTAGTGGTGGCAGGTGATACACGCCAACCTTGCCATATCCGCTTCCCTACCGGTCACACAGTGAGCGTGGGGCCTATGGTGGAAATTGACGGGCCTATAGGTAACTGGACGTATGTTCCAGCCACAAACAAATACTTCACATGTAAGGACGAAAGCAATGGTTAAGAAACTATCTCTCACGATCATCGCCGCGTGCTACCTAGTGAACACGGTCGCCATTTATGGGGCCGAAGGTGGTGGCTCTAACGTTTGTGCAGGTAACTTCTGCTATCATATTGAGGATTAAGGCAAGGACTATGTCACAAGTAATCTTGAATGGACAACGTGTTAAACTTATGGTGGTGGTAACGATCACCAAACATCTAAAGGATTAAGAACATGATGGACTACCTAGAAGAACTAGCCGACACACCCACCTTGTCCGAGGACATGGATGATATTGAAACAATCTTGATGGAGGAACTCTGATATGTCATATATTTCTGGATGGTTTGAAGGGGAGTGCGGTGCAGTCTTGTTTGAATACGAGGGTATCACTGACTTTGAGGCCCTCGCCTTTCGTCTATACCTAGACTTTGGTGACGATTGTTGGGGTGTAGATATGGAGATTGAAGGGGAGTATCTAGACGGGACAGACGTTGAGACTACTATGACAGAGCTACGCAGCGACTTGGAGTTCCTGTGTAGTTAATGGAAACCAAGACACTAACTTAGGAAAGGGTTAGTCTGATGGAAAACGTTAGAGAACCAATCAAGGTGGGTGACTACCTGCAAGTGAAGCGCGGCTCAGTTACTGCGCACTGGTGTGAAGTCGTGGCTATATCACAGTGTGGTAGGCACATCGTGTATACGGGCCAAGGCCTCTTGGATACGCACCTATTCTTTGAGCCAAGGCTGCGTGAGTATGCATCAGCTGGTGATGTATACGACATGGCTGGCTCAGTCTTTGATAGAAGTGGGATCAAGCCGTCCAAGTATGGCACAATTGATGAGGTGGCCGCTGTCCTGTTGCAAACAGCTATGACATCCTCTCACTCTCAGCCTTGGCGTCCTTTCGTCTCCTTCTTGGAAGGTAACTATTCAGGTGCTGGTATCCAGTATGATGGTCTATGTGAGGCCGATCGTGCCCTAGCTATATTCAAGCCAGAAAAGGTGGAGGGTAGCTCAGCTATCAGTCTCTACCTTAACGCCAAGGACGCTAAGCGTGAGCGCCGTACAACAATGAAAGGTGGTCGTGCGTTCAAGCACATGTTCAACCACCTGTCCGATAAGGAGATTGCCGCTTTAGCTGAGGCATGGATCGAGGAGAGTTCACCTCGTGAGTTCGTTCTCAAGGTAGGTGGTGAGCGTAAAGACTTTCGCAGGGCATACTGTGGTGTTCGTGCTAAGTATCGCAACCCAGCAACAACTAGCTACCGTAAGTCTCTTGCTACCTCATGTATGCATACCACCAAAGTAGATGATGGTTGTGAGAACATGTCACCAGCTGAGGTGTATGCATCAGGTGACTTCAAGGTTGCTTGGCTAGAGACGCTGGAAGGCCACATAGCGGCCCGTGTTGTGTTCTCAGCTAGGGTAGACACCCAGTCGTACCATGCACCCATCTACGGAGCCTGTGAGCAATCCTTAGACATGCTTGACACCTACTTGCAGGATAACAAGGTAGAACTGTCCTCTGACTTAGGTGAGTGGCATAGCCTCAAGCTTCTGAACATAGAGTCGAATGGTCGCACCGTTGGCCCATACATGGATGGATGCATCAGGGGTAACGTTAGCGGTGACCATATCGTTCTGTCACACAGTGGAGACCTTGACTTTGACTCCACTGATGGTTACGCTAGTGATGGTGAGATGTGTGCTCACTGCGGTGATAGTGTTCATGAGGATGAGCTATACCATACTGACGATGGTGGCCTTTGCGAGCACTGCTTCAATGAGAACTTCGCTTACACTGAGGGTGGTGACGTTATCCCAGCTGAGAATGCTGTCTATGCTCTGAATCGTAGCTCATGGAATGGTAACTGCTACGAGATCTGCGTTCACATTGATGATGCTGTATTCTGTGAAGACCTTGACCAGTATTGGGTTGAAGAAGATGTTACTTACTCTGAGTGTGGTGACTATGCTATCCCTACCCACCTCATGAAGGACTACCCTGCGTATTTCCCTAGTGAGTTCGGGGAAGATGATGATGAAACAACTAACAACAACAACATAGAGGAGGAAGCAGCATGAGTAACGTAACAAGACACACGCTGATAAACCTACTGCAAACCATGCGTCCAGCCTACTCGCTGACTGAACGTAGGTTCTGTGAGACTTACCTTGAACCTACATTCGGTAAGCCTGACGCACATGGTAACTATATCTTGAGTGTAGGCAACAACCCAACGATTGCCTTCACTGCCCATACCGACACTGTCCACCGCACTGAGGGTGTTCAGACCCTATCCGTGGAGAACAACTTTGTTACTTCTATGACGGGTAGTTGCTTGGGTGCTGATTGTACTACAGGCCTTTGGTTACTCTTAGGAATGATCGAAGCGGGTATCGAAGGTGTCTACATTGCCCATGCCGCCGAGGAAATCGGTGGGGTCGGTAGCTCCAAACTGGTAGAGGACAACCCTGCTTGGCTCTCTAATATCCAAGTATGCTTGTCTTTCGATAGGTTCGGCACCAACAGTGTCATCACCCACCAAGGTGGTAGGCGGACAGCTAGTGACGACTTTGCGGAATCCCTCGCGGATATCCTTGGGATGCCACAGCTTAAACCCGACACGACAGGGACCTACACAGACAGCATGGAGTATGCTGGTATCGTGCCTGAGTGTAGCAATCTCAGTGTCGGATACTACGATCAGCACACGTCTAAGGAGTCACAGGACATACTCTACGCTGAAACACTGCTTGAGAGGCTCTGTAAGGCCGACTGGAGCGCCTTGGTGGTTTCTCGTGACCATACCCAGCCTATAACGTATGACGACGCTCTACGGTCCTCTTATCAAGATGCCTCTGATGAGGTGAATGAGGAGGACATAGACGCCATTACAGCTCTACTCCTTGACAGGCCACGCCTGATAGCCGAGCTTCTATATGATTACGGCTTGACTATCGACGTGCTGGCTGACGAGCTAAAGCTTGACTACTCAGATATGAGATATTATACTGATGAACACTCAGCTAAGTCTTATTATTAATCCTTGGAAAGGAAACACTATGTCTTTCACATACATCTTCGAAATCAAAGTAAACAAGAATGTGGTCGAGTCCTTGACGACTAATGACATGAGCGAGGGCCAAGAGTGGGCCTCAGCTAACACACTCGTAGGGGACTTGGTCGTCGTCTCAGAAGCCTATGAAGGCTTGGATGGCCAACTAGAGGTGACAGAACATGTGACCTCCTACTATGTAGACCTATAAAGATTTAGCTTGACAAGGTGCCTAACTGTTTGTTATACTTGCCGTAGGGCATATAAGAGAATGACTATAAATTAGAAGATTGGTTATACTTTAAGTATACTTTAAGTAACACTTAGAGTTAGCCAACCTCCTACTCAGAAGGAGTAACTACTATGAGACATTCACCAGTATCATTCCACGAGGAGCTTGAGGAGATTATGGATCAGATGTCCGACGATGATATGTCGGTAGGTGATAAGCTTGATGTAGCAATCTCCTTAGCTGGTCTCCTCCTACTTCGAATAGATGACCTTCAAGGCTTCGCAGTAAGCAAGGGTCTAACTGACAAGGACTTCCAAAGATACATTGAGGGTATTTCGAATGTCACATACCATTGACACCGTCGATGATCCCTGCGATGATATCAGTGAGAACATTGACAAGTGGATCAGAACCCTAACACCAAAGACAGAGGAGACCTAACAGATGTTTATAACACTTGACACAGCTCTACCAGTCATCACGTTACTTATCGTAGCATATCAGTCATATAAGCTGTATGAGCTAGACAAGGACATGGATGACCTAGTAGACAAGCACAACGACTTCGTGGAGAGTGTAGCCACTGTCTTCGACGCCATCATTGAACAAACACCAGAGGAATAACACCATGAAAACCATCATCACAACAACCGCAATCATCCTGCTAATGACTACAGCAGCAACAGCAAGCCCTAAGACTTGCCCAGTTAAGACAAACACAAGCGGCGTACAGATCATCAAGAATGGCTGCGCTGCCTTTGTAGGTGGCACAGGCGCTACAGGCCCTCAGGGGCCCCAAGGAGAGCAAGGTCCACAAGGTGAGCAAGGGGTATCAGGTAATGACGGACAAGACGGCGCACAGGGCCTTACAGGGGCTAATGGAACAAACGGAACGGATGGAACAGATGGACAAGACGGGACCAACGGTACTAACGGTGTTGATGGTATTAATGGCACAGATGGGGCTAATGGCTCTGACGGTTCTGCTGGTCGTGACGGTGTAGATGGTGCTGACGGAGACAAGGGAGACACTGGTAAGGATGCTGTAGCACCACTAGGCTCACTATCCTTTGCAGCAGCTAGTGCAACCTTATACGGGGATGGTATCGGCTTTGGTCTATCTAACTCTAACTACGGTAGCCTTGAAGGTTCTATCGTGGTAGGCTTCGACCTTGATAACGACTGGCGCTTGGTGGGTGGTATCACTACAGACTTCAACGGTAAGACTGCGGTATCTGTCGGCCTCGGCTACAACTTCTAAAGGAGAACTAACATGCTACTCAAGGTAGAAACAATCGAGAAGGTACAAGGCAGCTCAATCCAAGAATTCTGGACTGCACCTATGTATATCGTGAACGGTGAGTTCTTGGCCTCGTCTATTGACCGCCATAACATTCAAGGTAAGCCCTTCGACTTAAAAGAAGGTGAGACGGTGGAGGTGCTTACCAAACCCGATAGTCAGTCCGACAGGTTCACATGGATAGCCCGCAAGTATACGCAAACGAAGTGATAGGAGAACTACTATGACTAAGGAAACACAAGCACAGATCGACTCACTACTCCGAATGATTGCACTGAACCAAGGACGAGTAGACAGCCTGATCGAAGAGCATGGTCATGGGTGTCGCCCCTCCTACGTTAGTGAGGAGCTATGTCACTACGGGGAACGAGTGGAACGTTACAAGGCTGAGCTCAAAGAACTACAAGGGGAACCTAAATGACTAACCAGATAACAGCAACTTACATCGACCACTGCGGATCGGACCTATCAACTGTCAACGCAGCACGGGTTAGCTTCGGTAAGAGCAGCCATTTTGAAGGACGGGTAGGTGGCCCTAACGTACTGTCAGACAGAGACACTAAGCTAATCAACTACCTAGCCAAGCACAAGCACCTATCACCCTTCGGGCATGCCTTCTCATCCTTCCACGTCAAGGCTCCTATCTTCGTAGCACGTCAACTAGTCAAACACCAATACCTACGTTGGAATGAGATCAGTCGTCGGTACGTTGATGATGAACCAGAGTTCTATGTACCAGAGGTATGGCGTGGACGAGCAGAAAACGTGAAGCAAGGTAGTTCTGGGACAGTTAAGTTACCTGCTGACTTAGTTGGAAATATGGCAAAGTCAGCTAAAGAGGATTACCAATATTTACTGGACATAGGTATTTGTCCTGAGCAGGCACGTATGGTACTGCCACAGTCTACAATGACTGAGTGGTACTGGTCAGGTAGCCTTGATGCCTTCGCTAACATGTGCCGACTTCGTTGTGCTACAGATACACAAGCAGAGACACGGTTAGTTGCAGATGACATTAGCAAGAAGATGTCTGAACTATTCCCTGTGTCGTGGGCCGCTTTAATGGTCTGTAGATCATAAACCATTGATATGACTTGTGGATCATACTACTGAGCAATTCGTGACGATCCTAATGAACAAATGGAAGGAGAAATAGAATGGCTTGGCACTATCAACTGATGAAACACACAGAACCTGACGGTGAGGTCTGGTACGCAGTACATGAGTTTTACGAACGTGCTGGTTACACCGCCAACCCCGAAACAATCAGGGGTAGGGACATAGACGACATCAAGTGGATGCTAAAGCATGTGCTAGAAGACATTGAGAAATATGGAGTAAAAGACTATGAGTGACTACCGAGTAGATGCAGCAACTAAGGAAGAGTGGGCTGAACGAGCAATGAAAGCTGAGGCTAAGGTAGCTGACCTAGAGGATCGGTACGGTTACATTGAGGAGGTGTGGCGTGACTTATACTCCGACAACATTCGACAGTCGGTTAGTGTAGAGACGATGCGTGAGAACTTTGAGAAGATCAGGGACACAAGTACTGAGAAGTATTTAGATGTCCTAGAACAGTTTGTTGAATACATGGAGAAAGCCTCCATCTACAAGAAGTAAAGGAGAGAGTGATGCTTACCGTAGAAATAGATTATGACTGTACCATTATTACAACACTAGATGAGACAGCATCTTACGAGGACGTTGAGGTGATCCTAGACGATACTACGGTATTCATCGCTCAGTACATCGAAGACACCGACCGACGACAGGTGCTTGAACTAAGCTACCAACAGCTCACCGACATCCTAATGGCTATTGACTTACCTGAGGGAGCGTATTACACTAAGGCCAAACGTAACAGAGAGGAACCACTATGACGAACCACGCCCATCAGCCCTGTCCCTATGAGGCTTGTGGCTCCTCCGATGCGTTCAGTTGGGAACCTAACCTACAAGTAGGAAGCTGCCACTCTTGCGGAAGATCGTACCCTATGGCTGGTATGTCTAAGATGTCAATATTCAGTTGGGTAGCAGATGACTACCCCTTAAAGGAAAGGAAACCACCAGTGACACAACGAGAGATAGCCTCAGGAGTATACGAGGGTATCCGAGGTATTAGCCCTGAGGTCTGCGAACTGTATGGTATTCAGCTTCAGTTAGACACTGAAGGTGATCCAGTGCGGTACGCCTTCAAGTGGCCCAGCAATGTTAAGTACCGTGGATACGATGAGAAGAAGTTCTGGCTAAAGGAGCGCACCAGCCTAGACGATCTATTCGGACCTGACTTCAACTCAGGTAGTTCTAACCGAATCTACATTACCGAGGGTGAGTTCGATGCTGCATCGCTCTATCAGATCCTAGGTAAGACATTCCCAGTTAAGTCTCTACCATCTGCAACCATCACGGAGCGATTCATCAAGAAGAACTTCGAGTACATCAACTCCTTCAAAGAGATTGTGTATGCTGGTGAGCAAGATGCAGCAGGTAAAGCAGCAGCTGAGAAGATGTATGAGTTGTTCCCTGATAGGTTCTTCTATGTGCCTATGTCCAAACACAAGGACGCTAACGAGTTCCTTATGGCTGGTGACAGTGACGACCTGATGTGGTCAGCACGTAAGCCCCAGCGGTTTAGCCCAGACAACTTCTATATGGGTGATGACGACATCAAGGATACGATCCTACGAGAGAACCCTTACAGCTACGTACCGACAGGACACAGCGGCCTAGACGATAAGATCAGAGGTCTAGTCAAGGGTGGTCTTACATTCGTTAAGGCACCTCGAGGCGGCGGTAAGACTGAGATGGTTCGCTTCTTCGAGTGTGGTCTACTCAAAGACCCTGACGTTAAGATCGGACTGATGCACATGGAGGAGATGCGGTCCACTACCTACCGTGCGATGGCTACCTACGAGTTGAATACCAACGTGCGTACCAAGGAGGATGCTGCGTCAGCAAGTGTTAGTGAGGAAGCAGTCATTGCAGCAGCTCAGAAGATGGCTGATGATCGTGTTGTTGTCTTCGAGCTAAGGTCACATGATGACCCCATGAAGCTCTTAGACTACGTGCGTATGGCTGCTACAGTCTACAGTGTTGACTACGTCTTCATCGACCATGTACAGCGCCTAGCGTACCTCTCACAGGGCGGGGCAGACGGTGCTACCTCACTGCTTACCTCGATCGGCTCCCGCATGGCTCAGTTAGCTAAGGAGCTAGACATTGGTGTCATATTCATCTCACAGGTGAACGATGATGGTCGTACCAAGTACGCTGGTTCCCTCGAGGAAGAGGCAATCATCTGCTTGAAGCTAGAGCGTGACACTGAGAGTGAAGACGAGGACGTGCGGAACACTACACACTTCGTCGTAGACAAGAACCGACCCTTCAGCCGACTAGGTAAGGCTGGTTCCATTTACTACGACCCTAGTACAACCATCTTATCAGAGGAGAACTTCGACAATGAAGAGTGACTACGACATCGACGACTACGATCTAACACACCTACAGGATTCCTTTGCTTACTTTGAACTTGACGAGGAGGAGGAAGACATGCATACTTACGACAACAACGACAAGCGTGACCAACTAGAGTACGAGATGTCAACGCTTGAAACGTTTATAGTACAAGCAGCAGTAGACGGAGCTGACTCTGACACCATCGAACGGTTGGAGGATGAGCTTGAGTTATTGACGCTAGACTACTACAAGTTAGGAACATAAAGGAGGGCCAATGCGTATTGCATTCTGCGACATAGAAACGAATGCCATTGAGCACCCTGATCGTTGTTGGTTAGTCGGTGGCAAGATGGCAGATACAGGAGAGGTCTTCAAGTTTGAGAACATAGACAGTGATCCAGTTGCATGTAAGGCAGCTACGGAGTGGCACCATTCGCTAGACAAGATGGTAGGCCATAACTTCATCCAGTACGATCTACCACTACTCAACAGGTGGTTAGACAAACCCCTTGATCCACGTAAGGTACTCGACACCTTGATCGTGTCACGTACAGTTGATTACGACATCGACATACCTAAGGGTGGTGCTGGCCCACACAGCCTCAAGAGTTGGGGCATACGCCTAGGTGTACACAAAGGAGACTACACCGACTTCCTTAACTTCAATCAGGAAATGATCGACTACTGGTACGGTGACCTCGATACTACTGAGGCTCTGTTCAATCACTTCAAGCCCATCGTGTACGACCCTAACTGGTCCAAGTCACTACGGGCCGAGCATGACTTACAGATCGAACTGGTACGCACCAAGTACCACGGCTTCCACTTCAACAAGGAGTTAGCTCAACACCTCCTAGAAGGTGTCAATGAACAGAAGGAAGAACTAGAGCGTCAGTTCCAAGAAGACTTCCCACCTAAGCTACTACCTGTTCACTCAATCAAGTACAAGGAGAAGGCAAACGGTGAACCATACGCCAACATCCTTACAACAAAGGCGAAGTACCCACTGACCCAGCGTGTAGGTGATGAACTAATCTGCCACGACTTCGTACACTTCAACCCAGGTGCATCTAAGGATCGTGTAGACGTACTGTGGGACGCTGGATGGACACCCTTCGAGAAGACTAAGACACACTTCCTCTTCGAGAGGCTCAAGGTCGGAGACCCTTACGGTAAGAAGGTACCTGAGATGTCTCAAGAGTTCTACGACGAGAAGAAGAAGGACCTACAGCGGTACGGCTGGACAGTCGGTGAGGACAACCTCTCAACGCTTCCTGACACAGCGCCGAGGGGTGCTAAGGCTCTAGCCCAATGGCTCACCCTAGAGGGCCGTAGAAGCTCTCTGGTAGAGTGGATTAACCAAGTATGTGATGATGGGAGGATACACGGTACGATCAACAACATTGGTGCTTGGACAGGACGGTGCGCACACAATGCACCTAACACAGCTAACATCCCCTCCGCCTTTCACGGAGACCCTAAGAACGCAGTGGAGGTCATCAAGAGCAAGTATGACAAACACTTACGAGAGTGCTGGGACGTACCACAGGGCAGCTGGCTAGTAGGTTGCGATGCTGACGGTATCCAGCTACGAGTACTAGCTGACTACATGTGGAGACACTTCAGTGCTGACATGTACGCCAAGGCTATCATGGAAGGTGTCAAGGAAGACGAGACAGACATCCACAACATGAACAAGAAAGCGTTAGACGTACCCAATGGAACACGGGACATGGCTAAGACTTTCATCTACGCTTGGTTACTAGGTGCTGGTGTTGCCAAGACAGCAAGTATCCTAGGGGTTAACCAACGGGAAGCATCAGCTGCCCGTACACGATTCGAGCAGAACATCGACGGTCTATCTGCTATGAAGCGTAGGTTAGTACCTCACATCGCCCAGAGAGGTTACTTCATTGGTTACGATGGCAGACAAGTCAAGGTACCTAGCGAACACAAGACACTTGCTGGTATCCTACAATCAGGTGAGTCAGTGCTGATGAAACATACACTGATTAACTTCCACGCGAAGGCACGAGCAGAGCTTATCAACTTCAAGCTAGTAGGCTTCATCCACGACGAGGTACAGGTCGAAGTCAAGGGTACTAAAGAGGAGGCACAACACCTTGGTCAACTGGTAGCAACTACCATGACGGAAACTGGAGCTGAGTTAGGGTTCCGTATCCCTACCCCAGGATCGTACGATGTAGGTCTTAATTGGCTTGACACACACTAAACCTTATGCTACAATTACTCTACAACAACAACTAGCTATGGAGATATATAATGGCTACTAAGACAATTGAACTGACAGGCACACTTGAGTGGGCTAAGCTCTTCGAAGGTAACCGTGACAACGGAGAGTATGACATTGAGACAGATGGTGCTACAACCGTTGACCTCATCATGGATGACAAGACACTGAAAGCTATGAAGGATGCTGGTATCCGAAAACAAGCAAAGGAATCAGAGGGTGGCTATCGAGTCAAGTTCAAGCGCCCTTGGAAAGATAAGTTCGACCGAGAGTGGGCAGCTGGTCCACCTAAGGTCTTCGGTCCAGATGGTTCGGAGTGGGACGATGGTGAGCTGATCGGCAACGGTACGGTTGGTGTAGTCTTCGTCGATGTCTACGACACCAAGATGGGCAAGGGTTGCCGACTCAACGGAGTGCAGGTGATTGACCACGTAGCCTTCGAAGGTGCAGGAGGTCAGTCAGCAGGTATCAAACCACGAGACTACACCAAGGACACACCGAAGGCAGAGGCCCCACCCGTAGCCGCTAAGAAGAGTCCAGGAGATATTCCGTTCTAAGTACGGAGAGAGGGAGTCCCAGTGGCTCCCTTTTCACTCTCACCACTAAAGGGACACGACTCTATAAGGAATAACAACAATGACTAAGACAATAGAAACGTTAGTCGAGGACATGGAGAACGTGATCCTCGGCAACAACGGGTGGGACTACCTACTCGGTCAGAACATGGCCTCCACGATAGCTGTCCTAGCTAAGAGCCGCTTCGACAAACCACAGGAGCCTCGAGGTTACCTATCCATGTCAGGCCTTGGTACACCCTGTAACCGTAAGCTCTGGTACAAGATCAACCAGACTGAGTTAGCACAACCTTTACGTGCAAACGCCCTGCTCAAGTTCTTCTATGGTGACATGATTGAAGAGCTTGCTTTATGTATCGCACAGCAAGCAGGACACAGTGTTGTAGGCCAACAGGATCGCATGGAGGCCCACGGTATCAAAGGTAGCCGAGATTGTGTCATCGACGGTATGACAGTTGACGTTAAGTCAGCATCTCCCTACTCCTTCAAGAAGTTCCAAGAAGGTAATCTAAGAGAACAGGATCCCTTCGGTTACATCTCTCAACTCTCCTCCTATGTATATGCAGCTAAAGATGATCCACTTGTGACAAATAAGACACACGGTGCCTTCCTAGTGATTGACAAGGTGAATGGACATATCTGCTTAGATGTCTATGATCTGACTGAGGAGATGAAGACTAAGGAAGAAGAGATCAGGGCTATCAAGGAGATGGTAGCTCAGAAGGTACCACCTGAGCGTGGCTTCGAGGATGAACCACAAAGTAAGACATCCCCTAACATGAAGCTGAAGATGGAGTGCTCCTATTGCGAGTTCAAGCGAGCTTGCTGGCCTGGCCTTAAGCTCTACGCATACAGCCACGGTCCTGTATACCTGACTAAAGTAGTCAAGGAACTACGGGTAGACGAGTCGGACGACTGGTCATGAGACGAAGTGCAACACGACAACGAGCTCTCGCTGCTGGGTACCGATCAGGCCTAGAGGAGGAGATGGCTGAGAACCTCAAGGAACGGGGTATCACCTTCACCTACGAAGAAGAGAAGATCAAGTGGTTAGACAGTAAGGTTAGAACCTACACCCCTGACTTCGTACTTGAGAACGGTATCATCATTGAGACCAAAGGTCGGTTCGTTTCAGCAGACCGCAGGAAACACAAAGAGATCAAGAAGCAGTACCCTGACTTAGACATTAGGTTCGTGTTCAGTAACTCACGAGCTAAGCTATACAAAGGTGCTAAAGGTTCCTATGCTGACTGGTGTGATAGCCAAGGCTTCTTATACTCAGATAAAGTAGTTCCAGAAGACTGGATGAAGGAAAGTAAAGATGGATAAGACAGCAGTAGTATTTAGCTGTGGACACAGTGACCCCCAGACAAGCAATGATCGTTATACATGGTTAGGTAAGTTCTTGTATGACATCAAACCTGACTACGTTGTAGACCTAGGAGATGGTGCTGACATGCGCTCCCTCAATAGCTTCGACACACGGAAGCCCGAGGCTATCGTAAGTCAGTCCTACGAGAAGGACATCGAGCACTACAACGACTCCCAAGAACGACTACGCCACTACTTCAAAGCGAACAAGCGTAAGAAACCTTCTTGGTATGGCTTCGAAGGTAATCATGAACACCGCATCAAGACAGCAATTGGTTTTGATCCAAGACTAGAGGGTAAGAAGTATGGCATTAGTTTCAAACATCTTCAAACAAACAAGTGGTTCGACGAGTACCACGAGTACGAGCATGGAGCGCCCAAGATCCATAACTACGATGGTGTGGACTACGCTCACTTTGTGGGGGCTGGTAACTTTGGTCGCGCTCTGTCTGGCGTTCACCACGCTTATGGGCTTATACAAAATCGCTACAGGTCTTGCACTGTTGGTCATTCTCATAAGCGTGATATGTATTTTAAAGATGGTGCAGGTGCTGGTGGCGCTATCGGGTTGGTCGCAGGGTGTTTCAAAGGTGCTAAGGAAGATTGGGCTGGTCAAGCAAACAACGATTGGTGGAAAGGTGTGGTCGTCAAGAGAGCTGTTTCCAACGGTGTATACGAACCACAGTTTGTTAGTCTTCAGACACTGCGACGGGAGTACGGATGAGGATACTGAAGCAAGACTTAGGGGTGACAAGTAGTCACCTCTCTACCCTCTTGACACACCCAACCCAGTGTGGTATAACTGCACTCTTTGACTAGGAGAATACAATGGAATTCGAAGTAAGTATTCGTATTAAAGTAGACTCTAGCTCCTTCTACTGGGACGCTAGTGTAGCAGATCGACTAGAGTCTGTTCATGAGATGATTAGAAATGCGATGTATGACCTTGACGATGTGAGCATTAAGTCAATGGAAGTGGAGGAGTTGTAATGAGTTATTCAAACTTTGATATGGTTGCCGATTTCACCTACGCTATGGGACAGCCTCTAAGTCAACCCCATATGTTTGACGAAGGGTACGACGTTGACCTAGAGTCTATGCGGTTCAAGCTTATCATGGAGGAGGTCGATGAGTTTGCAAACGCTACCGACAAAGAGAACTTGCTTAAGGAGTTAGCTGATATCTTGTACGTAGTTTACGGTTACGCAGCAACGTACGGACTGCCTATCGACGCAGCCTTCGAGCGAGTCCATGAGAGCAACATGAGCAAGTTAGGTGAAGACGGTAAACCCATCTACCGTGAGGACGGTAAGGTCCTGAAGGGCCCTAACTACAAACCAGCAGACTTAAGTGACTTGGTATGAGCTTAGAGAACAATACCTACTTACTCGTCATGGTGCTATTTGATAAGGAACTGACACGTGACAGGAAAGCATATAGCAGTTTGGTTTAGTTGTGGTGCTGCCAGTGCGGTAGCAGCCAAGCTAACACTAGATAAGTATGGGGCTGACAATAAGGTCTCTATAATCAACAACCCAATAGCTGAAGAACATGAGGATAACACACGCTTCCTAAAGGATGTTGAGGATTGGCTAGGACAAGAGATAATCTTAGCATCTCACTCTAAGTACCCAAGTAATAGTTGCGTTGAGGTCTGGGATGACAGGAACTACATCTCAGGACCTATGGGCGCACCCTGCACAATGATCCTAAAGAAACAGGCTAGGCAACAGTGGGAAGAGGTCAACAAACCTGACTACACTGTCCTTGGATTCACATCTGAGGAGCAAGGTCGCTCTGACAAGTTCAAGCTCACTGAGCGGGACACACTACTAACTCCCTTGATTGATGTTGGCTACACTAAACAGGATTGTTTCAACGTACTGGCAGATGCTGGTGTTGAGCTTCCTGCTATCTATCGACTAGGCTACCCAAATGCTAACTGTATTGGTTGTGTAAAGGCGTCCTCTGCAACCTACTGGAACTTAGTAAGAGAAACCTTCCCTGACGTATTCGAGGAAAGGTTAAAGCAATCCCGTAGGATCGGAACAAAGCTAACGTACTATAAAGGTAAACGCATCTTTCTAGATGAGCTACCTAAAGATGCAAAAGGAAGACCACTGAAAGACTACGATTTTGACTGTGGCATCTTCTGCGAAGAAAAGTAACAACTTTAAGGATAAAGAATGAAGAACTATCAAGAGTTTTCTACACGTGCTAATGTGGTAACACGGCGTACGTATAACCGTCCTAAAGAGGATGGTACCTTCGAATCATGGTCTGAGACAGTTGACCGTGTTGTTGAGCACCAGCAGTGGCTCTGGGAACGTGCCAAGGGCAACACCCTCGACAATCTAGAGCTCGTTGAGCTTGATAAGCTCCGTACACTTATGATGGAACGTAAGGCTACAGTATCAGGCCGTACCCTGTGGCTTGGTGGTACAAATGTATCCAAGACACGTGAAGCATCACAGTTCAACTGTTCCTTTGGTCGTGTTGAGACTGTACATGACATCGTAGATGCTATGTGGTTGCTGCTTCAAGGGTGTGGTGTAGGTTTCGAGCCAGTTGTAGGCACACTCAATGGCTTTGCTAAGAAGTTAGACGTTAAGATCATCCGTTCTGCTAAAGTCTTGGGTGAAGCTAAGGGTTGTCCAAGTAACCAGTCATGGACATCTGTAGACGAAGACGGCAAGAAGACATACCACCTCAAGATTGGTGATAGTGCTGAGGCTTGGGCTAAGTCAGCAGGTAAACTGTTTGCTATGAAGGATGCTGTAGATGTATTGGTACTGGACTTTACTGAGGTACGTGCAGCAGGTGAACGCCTCAAGGGTTATGGTTGGATTAGCTCAGGCGATGAGACTGTATCGTCTGCCTTCAACCGTATCTGTGATTTGATGAATGATCGTGCTGGTCAGTTGCTTACACGTATCGACATCCTTGATGTGCTTAACCACTTGGGTACTACACTGTCCTCTCGTCGTTCAGCTGAGATTGCTTTGATGCCAGTGTCTGACCCTGAAGTAGATGCCTTCATCTCAGCTAAGAAAGACTTCTGGTTACATGATAACGAGCACCGTCAGCAGTCCAACAACTCTATCGTCTTTCACAAGAAACCAACCAAGTGGGAACTGTCATACATCTTCGACAAGATGGTTGAGGCTGGTGGTTCTGAGCCTGGGTTCATTAACGCAGAAAGTGCAAAGAAGAGAGCACCACACTTTAAAGGTGTAAATCCTTGCGCAGAGATTTTGCTTGGAAATAAGAGTTTTTGTAACCTAGTCGAGGTTGACTGGGGTAAATACCTTACTGACTTCGGTGGACTACAGGAGGCTGTTGAGATTGTAGCTCGTGCTAACTACCGTCAGACATGTGTGAACCTAGACGATGGTGTGTTGCAGCGTTCATGGCATGAGCTTAACGAGTTCCTACGTCTTTGTGGTGTAGGTGCTACAGGTATCGTCAAGTTCTTGGATCACCACACAGGTGCAAGCAACATTGAGGCTATGCTACAGGCTCTGCGTTCTTCTGCTAAGAAGGGTGCTAACTCGATGGCTGATGAACTAGGCTTGCCTCGTGCTAAGCTGGTCACTACAGTCAAGCCTTCTGGTACCTTGTCTAAGATCATGGACACTACTGAGGGTGTACACAAGCCCTTGGGTAAGTACCTTTTCAACAACGTGACTTTCTCTAAGCATGACGAGATCATCCCTACACTGGTAGCTGCTGGTTATAAGGTGATCGACAAGCCATTCGAGATTGACAGTGTGTTGGTTACATTCCCTGTAGCATACGAGGATGTTAAGTTCGATGTAGTAGACGGTAAGCATGTCAACCTTGAGTCAGCCATTGGACAGCTTGATCGTTACAAGTTGATGATGGATCACTACGTAGACCACAACTGTTCTGTCACTATCAGCTACGACACTGGTGAGGTTCCTGTCATCATTGATTGGATCTTGGACAACTGGGATACGTACGTCGGTGTATCTTTCATCTATCGTAATGATCCTACTAAGACAGCAGCTGACCTAGGCTATGCTTACCTTCCACAAGAGGTTGTCTCTGAGGAAGTCTACCGTTCGTACGCTAACACACTGATGCCAGTAGACTTGACTAACCTGGCCTCTACAGATGATCTGTCTGACGAAGCTTGTGCTACAGGTGCTTGCCCTATCCGTTAACTCTAACCACCTGAGCATGTGTCTAAACTGCTCGCACCCTAACGTAGAGATAGACTTAGGCTGATAAGTTTGGTCACTGAGGCCAGCGCCTAAGTTTTACACCTGAGCATGTGTCTAAACTGCTCACACCATTGAAGGAGGTGACCAATGACATTCATCATCATTACACAAGACCAGTGTTCGTACTGCGATAAGGCTAAGAAGCTTATGGTAGGCAATAGACTGCACTCAGTATCCTACAACATCCATAGTTCCAAGTGGCTTAGAGATTTGCTAGGTAAGGCAGAGCTTACAACTGTACCCCAAATCTGGAACTCAGATGGTGAGTATATTGGTGGGTACGAGGAACTTGACAAGTACATAAAGAGCCTCTAAGTTACAGATAACTTCTCTTAGCTCAACTGGATAGAGCAAGTCACTTCTAATGACTAGGTTACAGGTTCGAGTCCTGTAGGGAAGACCAAATTGTCAGTGCAGGTTTGCCAATAGCAACAGCTACCTAAGGCGTCAGTAGCACCGTTATTGAGGGGTTCAATTCCCCTGACTGGCACCAAGACAGCCTTGACAAGGCATAACAAAGTGTGGTACACTTAGGGGAGGCACCGCGAGGCGCTTCCCTTTTTCATTAATAGGAACACAGTATGCAACAGAAGCCAAAACCAAAAGCTACAAGAGCTAAGCGTGAAACAACCTATAAGGGAGCGAGCGCTAAACCCGTCTCAGGTCTTGTACCAAAGACTGACCATCAGGGTGACCTCATCAATGCCATCAAAAGCTCATGTCAGGTGATCGTATTCGGACCTGCTGGTACTGGTAAGACATACGTTACAGCTACAATGGCTGCTGACTTGTACACCCTTAAGAAGATTGATAAGATCGTAATCACTCGTCCTATGATCTCGGTAGGTAAAGAGATTGGTATCCTTCCTGGAGACCTAGGCGAGAAGGTAGCCCCTTGGGCACTACCCGTCCTCGACGTATTGAACAAGCATCTTGGTAAGGGTGCAGTAGAGACAGGGATCAAGAACGGGAACATTGAGATGGCTCCCCTAGCTCTTATGCGTGGCCGTAGTTTCGACGATGCATTCATCATCTGTGATGAGGCTCAGAACATTACCACACACGAACTAAAGATGCTCCTCACACGAGTAGGTGAAGGTTCCACCATCGTCCTCAACGGGGACATCATGCAGACAGACCTGAAGGACGGAGATGGTCTTACGAAGATTACACACCTAGCTAAGAAGCACATGCTCCCTATCCCTATTGTGGAGTTCAACCTAGACGACATCGTTCGTTCAGACATCTGCGCCCAATGGGTGCGTGTATTCTACAAGGAGAAGATATAATGGCTAAATGGAGCTTAGGAGAATACTGCCCGATCTGCGACTGCTTACTTGATGATCGAGGCCACTGTGGAGAGTGCTTAATGACAGACAACAACTACAACAACATTGACAAGCCCTTTCACTACAACCAAGCTGGCATCGAGTGCATTGACTACATCAAGCAAGTTCTTGGTAAGGAGGGCTTCATCGCTTACTGTCGAGGTAATGTAATGAAGTACAACCATCGCGCCTTCTATAAAGGCAATCCCACAGAGGACATGGCGAAAGCTGAACAGTACCTCAAGTGGGCCAATGAGACACTCAAGGAGATACACAAATGAGAGTTTTGATAGCAGGGGGCAGAGATTTTACAGATAAGCAGTTCCTGACTGAGTACATGTCCACTTACCTAGGTTCGGTCACAACCTTAATATCAGGTACAGCTCGTGGTGCTGATACCCTCGGGGAGGAGTGGGCAAAGGAGAATGGCATTGCCATAGAGAGGTACCCTGCCCAGTGGTCTAGAGACGGTAAGGCTGCGGGCCCCATCCGTAATGCAGAGATGCTGAAGAAAGGTAACCCTGACTTAGTCGTAGTCTTTGAAGGAGGCAAGGGATCGGCACACATGGCTTCGATTTCCAGAAAGGCTGGGGTTAATACGGTGGAACCAAGAAAGGAGATTCACAAATGATTCGTAGTATCATAGCGGGGGCTTTGCTGTTAGCGAGTCCTCTATACGCAGAAGAACTCAGAGTAATCAACCTACCCGAAGAGGATGTAATCCTTCTATCTGGAGACATCATTGAAGGTACAGCACAACGCCTTGATGACATCCTGACAGCTAATCCTACCATCACTAAGGTGGGTATGGTCTCTGGTGGTGGTTTGGCCTACGAAGGCTTCAACGTAGCTGACGTACTAAGTAACCACGACGTTACAGCTGTTGTCCCACGAGGCTACGTCTGCCTCAGTGCTTGTGCTATTGGTTTCATTGGGGCTAAGGACTATGTCATCCTAGGAGCCCTTGGTTTCCACAACATGTATATCACTGCTGAGAACATGGTTGATGCTGATAAGCTAATGCTAATCATTCGTGGTCAGCAGTTTGGTGTACGTACAGCTATCTTCTTCATTCAGAATGGCTTTGAGATCGAGTTACCCTACATCATCAGTGCGGTTACTACACCTGAGGAGTTCATTGTCTTTACCAGTACAGAAGACCTGATGACATTCTTCGCACGTAATGAAGAGGACAACATCATTAACTACCTAGACAACAACGACATTGATGACGCATGGATTGAAGAGCACCTATGGGACTCAGAACGGTTCAGGTTGTTCATGCAAGGAGGAGATAACAATGCACCTTAATCTTAGATTCTGGAAGTTCTGGACTACGGAGGTTGTACTACTTGTAAGCCTCTACGCTGCCTTAGTACCGCTGGGTGGCTACCACTTCATTCTAGACAATGACTTCACTTACATCTCACTCATCAACCTAACGATCTTGGTAGCTTCCTCCCTCTGGGTTGGACTACGGATCACCACAGGTGATAAGAAAGGAACGGACTTACAATGGTATCTAGCAGATGTCACACTCTCCCTCGGAATGGTAGGCACACTCTTTGGGTTCCTTATGGTTCTCTACTCGACCTTTGAGGGTATCGACGTAACAGACACAGACTCAATGAAGGGCGCTATCGAAAGTCTAGCCACAGGAATGGGGACTGCACTGCTTACGTCTCTGGTTGGTCTCGTTAGCTCTATCGTTATGAAGCTACAGCTGGTCATCTTGGAAGATGAGAATGCGTAAGTATTCGTCCAACCTAGCCTTCGTCGATCTACTATTTAACCTACTGGTAGGATTTACCTCTTTGTTCATCATTGCATTCCTGATGATTAACCCAGTGTCCCAAACGGGACAGACAACCCCACCTGTTAGAATGTTTGTAGAGATCGAGTGGGATAGTGAGTTTACTCAAGACATGGACCTGTTTGTACGAGGCCCCAATGGGAACGTAGTCTACTACGCCAACAAGGACGGTGGTTATGTAGTACTCCAACGGGATGACTTAGGTTCAACCAACGACACCTACATCCTCAATGGGGAGCGTATCGTCATCAAGCGTAACTACGAGATTGCTAACTTCTCTGATTTACCTGCTGGTGAGTACGTTATCGGAGTCTTTTACTTCTCACGGCTAGGTGATTCAATTGACGTTAAGACAACAGTACGATCCATCTCACCACACCGACTGGTCTACGAGGGTACAGCACAAGCCCTTACACCACGCACTGAGCGCACTCTCCTATCCTTTGTAATTGACAAGGACGGGAAGGTTACTGACCTTAACACTGAGGTACAGATACCAATCACAGGACGAAGAAAGGTAGGTGGTTTATGACGGTCCTTATAGTTCTAATCATTATGTTTGGGTTAGCAGCCGCTGCCCTTACATATACTTCTAAGTTAAAGAGTTACATCAAACTTGGTATCCTGCCTATCTTTATATTGAGTACTATGACGGGCTATGCGTACTTCCTCGAAGAAGTAGGTAAACCAGCTGATCGTTCACTACCCGCTGAAGCTGACTATGTCTTCCACAGGGTAACATCAGACGATACAATCATTGTGTGGCTGACAGATGCAGGAGAAGATCGACTCTATGTGATCCCTTACTCAAGGGAAGCAGCTAAGGAGTTAGAGGAGGCTAAGAAGAAGTCTGAGGAGGGTAACGCCCAGTCCATCAAGACTAACGACAATCCAAGGGGTCAGCAGACGTTATCGACTAGTGATAACCTTGACTTAGACTCTCAACCTGAAACCAAAGAGTAAGGACATACAATGTTTAACTTCTTCAAAAGTAGAGAGTGGGCCTTATGGGCCTACGGGGGTAGCCTAGCTATCCTCTTCACCCTCTGGTACTTAGTACAACTCGACGTTAAGATTAACGATTGGTTCGGGTCGTTCTACGATATGATCGGTGAAGCCCTCTCAGGGGACCGTACAGTGACCATCAGTGAGTACTACGGACAGTTGGCTACCTTCGGTAAGATAGCAGCTATCTATGTCGCTGTGTCCCTCTCTGTGAGCTTCTTCACACAACACTGGTTGTTCCGCTGGCGTACCTCTATGGTAGAGACATACCACGCCCTCTTCTATAAGGCTCGTCACATCGAAGGAGCTTCACAGCGTGTCCAAGAAGACACAGTCAAGTTCTCTCGTATCATGGAAGGTCTAGGTGTTTCCTTCGTAGAGAGCATCATGATCCTTGTAGCCTTCTTCCCGATCCTTATGGGCTTGTCAATGGGTATCACAGTCACCTTCTTCGGTGAGTGGCAGTACGGTCTCGTAGCCTCAGCTATCATCTGGTCAGCAGGTATCACAGTCGTGTTGCTTGTTGTAGGACACGTACTCCGCCTAGTCAATATCGAGTACGACATCCAAGCCCGTGAAGCAGCCTACCGTAAGGTTCTAGTCATCGCAGAAGACGAAGATAACATTAGACCCAAAACACTCAACGAAGTGTTTGACACCGTACGTAAAATACACTATACTAACTATGCAAGGTACGCCATCTTCAACGTAGCTCGTCTTGCATGTCTACAAGCTAACGTACTAGTAGGTTACATCGTACTTGCTCCAGCAATCGTAAGTGGTGCCATTACTCTTGGTGTCATGCAGCAAATCCTTCGTGCCTTCGGTCGTGTAGAAGGCTCCATGATGTATCTCTTCAAGTCATGGTCCACAATCATCGAACTACTCTCAGTATACAAGCGCTTAAATGAATTTGAAAAGGAACTCAACAATGCTTAATGCAATCATCAACGGTAGCAAGAAGAAGTCAAAGAAGACCAAGAGCAAGGAGGCTGTAGCAGCGCCACCCCAGTTGCAATCTCCTGGCTCCTACCTACGTGAATCAGGTATCCTCTTCCTGACAGATAAGTTCGATCAAGAGAAGATCATGCCACTGGTAGCTCAGATCTATGAGTACAACTTTATGCCAGAGGAACTACGACCAGAGGCCATTACCTTAGTCATCAACAGCCCAGGAGGTTCAGTACACTCAGCCTTCCACCTCATTGATGCTATGATGCTATCAGAGATTCCAGTTAATACAATGGGGCACGGACTAGTAGCCTCCTGTGGTGTCCTGACTATCATGGCAGGTAAGAAGCGTATGGTGACACACAACACCTCAGTGATGAGCCACCAGTACAGCTGGGGTAGCCAAGGTAAGGAACATGAACTCCACGCTAAGATCAAGGAGTTCGATATGGCAGGTGATCGTATGGTGAACCACTACAAGAAGTTCACTAAGAAGTCAGAGAAGTACATCCGTAAGCATCTACTACACGCTACAGATGAGTGGTTGACACCTGAGGAGTGCCTCAAGCATGGCCTTGTAGACGAAGTCATTAACACTTACTCTAAATAGGACTTGACAAGAGGGGTATGCTTATGGTATACTCCTCCTAAGAGTGTAGCAGTACAAGGAGTATCTAGACATCAAAAAGGTTACCCCTAAAAGCAAGAAGCCTCCCACTCCATCACTGGAACAAGAGGCCAAGGACTTCCTTAAAGAGAAGTCTAAAGAGAAACTACTTGATACTGGTCCCGTAGAGAGTCTCTCCACTCCTCGGGAACTACTAGCAGCTTCAGTACTATCTGGGTTGCTAGCGTCAGGTAGAGGACAGCGAGCAGAAGAACTCGTAGAAGAAGCATACAGATATGTCGATCTCTTGCTTCGGTATAATAAGTAACAAGTAACGTACCACCTAATGAACCCCCTTGGCCCTAAGAAGCCTTGGGGGTTTTTCTTTGTTTAAAGGTTACTTGTTAATACCAGCTAGGTAATCCATAGTATCTCTGGATTCGATCAGCCCCTTGATACCAGCTAGCTGTACAGTTGTGGCATCTCCGATATCTTCAAGACCCATCTCAGCTACAGCCCACTCTAAGTCAGCAGCAGGATACTTCTTATGCAGTGAGAACCGGATAGACATATCGTTGTTTGGATCACGGGAACCCTCTACGTATAGCATAGTCTCTGCATACTTCTTAGCATTTGCAACAATATTATCCACCATGATACGCTTATACCGCTCAGGCTTATTAGCGAAGTCGTTCTCTTCCCACTCGTAAGTTGCCTTATCGTTAATATAGCTAAAGAAGATGTTGTGGTAACGGTTAGCGGCTTCTGGAGCCTTATTGGCAATAGACACAGCGATATTAAGGGTAAACGGTTCAATGCCTACGTTGTTCAACAAACGCTCTGTATTGGTTAGGTTGAGAGTCCTAGCACCGATGAGAGCAGTAGGCTGTACATCTACAGCACCTTGAGCCGAAGAGTACTTCTGAACAGGCTCTTTACCTGTAAGTAGAAGTGAAATCTGGTCAAAGTTACGGAGAGCTGTGTTAGCTACGTGCCCAAGACCTTGCCGACGGTCTGGTGTGATATAGGTGTCCCTGTTCATTACACCTACGGCAGTATTGACAGCACCAATAGGACGAGTTGCAGCAGCTACAACCTGTGCACCTACGGAACCCATGACGCCTTTAGTCTCAGCCCAAGCAGCTGCTGTGTCACCAGAGATTAGAGCCTCTGCTACAGCTACAATATCGTTCTGAGTAGTAGTCAAGTTCTTAGTTAGACCACCCAAGCCAAACTGCTTTTCAAACTGAGCAGTAATCTCTTTAGGAACCTCTTTACCTTCCATGTGATAGGAAGCGATACGAGCAGCATACTTGAAGAAAGAAGCTGGGTAATCGAACTTAACGTCAACTACTTCGCCTGTATTATCGATGTCTTGTCCGATACCCAAACCAAGACCTCGTAGGTACGTCTCACGGTCAGCCATTGTGTAGATCAGTGTAGTCCCCACAAGAGCCTTAGAGAAGACCTCCTTGAAGCTACGGTCCTCGTACTTCCCCATAGCCTTCATAACAAGACCAAGCGGTGTAGCAGCAGTAGAGAAAGACACAGTGTTGTTAAAGAAGCGACCGAATGGAACCATCAAACCGATACCTGGAATCTTACGTGCATCCTCGATAACAGCTGCTACTTCCCCAATGGCGTCCTTACCTTTGAATGACTTAGAGAAGATACCTTCCATAGTGCGGTTTACTGCACCAGCTTCTAGTTCACGGTACTCCTTTGTACGCATTACCTGAGATAGAGCTGGGTTCTTAGTAGAGTCAAAGAACTCGTTGTAACCACCCTTGAATCGGAGGGTACTCCCATCTTCCAGCTTAACGCCAGTAGTACGCAAAGCTTTATCAATCTGGTACATAAACTCCTGAGACTTTGTTAAGGCATCCTGCCCTTGCACAAAGGTAGCCCGCTGTAGGCCATCGACAACAGAATCAACACGAGACCCCACCATCAACTCCTTAGGGGAGAGTTTACCACTGAACAAGTCCTTAGTAGTCTGTTCAACACCACCGGACGTGATGTCATTGAGGTCACCTAGGAACTGGCTGCGTACACGCATGTAGTCCTCGAAAGCTTCTCCTGTAGCCCTGTTATCAAGCAGGAGGCGCATACGGTTACCTACTGACTTCAGCATACCAAAGCCTACGTCAAGGTCAGCCTTCGCCCCTTGGGAGCCTACAACAGCCTTCATCGTACCGTGCCCAACGTGGAGCAAGGCCTGTGACAAATCAGACACAGTGTTAAAGGCTGCACCACCTGCCCAACCAGATACGTTGAGAGCAGAAGTAGACGGGTGTGCCACAAGAAGTCGTACAACACGTCCTTGGTAATCAGACACTAGCTTACCTACTTTACCTACTGACCCAGCCGAGGACCAACCAGCATCGAGTGCCTTATCGACGAAGGTAGCTACGTCCAGCTTAGAGATGTCTATTTGGTTTGTGATCTGAGCAGCACGTCCAATAGCACCCAAGGATGAGCCAGACTCACTCGACTTACGAGCGAATAGGTTACCGAAGTCCTCAGGGGAGATACCATCGAGCTCCTTAAAGTTCATCTTAAAGTTCTGCTTAAGTACAGACACCAAGTCAGATACTTCCTCAGGGGAGGCATCCTTGATAATGTCAGCCATCCAATCAGAGTAGAGATCATCCCTATTCTTCTTAACGTGCACAAGGCCACGTTCATTTGTTATCTGAGCAAGGCCCTTAAAGTAGACCTCACCTGTATCAGCGTTGGCACGACCCAAGAGTAAGTCTTGGAAGAACTCAGTGTCAGGAGCCCTTACATCTTTACCAGCTGAAACCTTCTGAGCCCATGTACCTGACTTAGGCACAGTCTCATCTGAGTAGGCTTTAAGGGAGTCTGTAAGCTCTGTAATCAAGTTCTTAGTAGTAGGGATTTCCACCTCGAGGGATGGCATCTTGACACCAGAAGCTCCCTTTGTTAGTACACGTGCAGCTTGTACACCACCTAGAACGGCACCCCCTACAAAGGCTAGGCCAACGGCTAGCTCATCGACATCGTCTCGAACACCTAGCTCAATCAAGTTACCTTGGTATAGTGTCTCCATACCTGCGTTAACGATACCATCGATAGCTGTAGTACCTGCAATGTCTTTCAGAGCAGAAGTCTGAGCTAGACGGGCAATACCATTCTTAGATGCCAGTGCCTTAGCTGCAGCACGGTTAGTGGCAGTCATAGCCGCAGACTCCGAACCCTCTCGGATAATACGGGACATGACAGTGTTACCAGCACTACGTGCAGCCTTTGTAGCTACCTCTTGAGTAGCGCCCTTACCTAGCTGAGCTGCAAGAACTTTACCGAACTCCTTGATGCCCTGCCGCTTGACTGCTTCAGTAGCAATACGACCACCAGCTCCAGTAGCCAGCTTACCCCACCCGAGGGTTACAAGGTTAATTGGGTCAAGGATAACACCTTGTGTGTAGTCAACGACTGCCTGACCAAGGTTAGACCAAGAAGAGCTCTTAGAGAAGGAGCCCTCTGCATTGTCGAAGATGCTATAAGCTTCAGCTGTGTTACGGACTCGATCAGCATCACCTTCAAGACTCTTGATATAGGAGAAATCAGCTAGTCCACGTACAGTGTTACCAGACGACGTTGAGCGACGTTCCTGTACAAAGGCATCAATCACTTCTTCTTGTGAATGCTCCTTAACCCAAGACGAACCCCTCCGGTCAGACATGTGAGCCAGAATAGGTTTAATAAGCTTATCATCTGTATAGAAGTCGTCTACAGTATAGGTCTGAGCTTCTACACCTTCTGGCAAGAAGTTCCAAGTAGTTGCATTCTTTTCATTAGACTCCACTTGTTCAGTTGAGAGGGGATTACCCTCCCGATCAAAGCGTGGCTTAAAGGTATCAATACTATCTAAACCAGTTACAGGTTCAATAGCAGTCGGGGGAAGATCAACAGGAATAGCTTCCTCAGTCTGTGTGTCTACATCACTTACTAATGGGTTACCCTCTCGATCAAAGCGTGGTTTAAAGACACCTGGTTCTGTAACAACAGGTTCCTCTTGTACAGGTGCAGGTTCTTCAGACACAGGAGTAGGCTCAGGGGCTGCAGGAGCCGCCTGAGGTACTGGTGTAGACTTGAGGGTATCTCCAAGTCGATTGATAGGACGACCTAACTCATCCTTCTCTTCAGCTACATTTACAGGTTTAAAGGTATCAGATAGACCAGCCATGTGTTACTCCTACAGGTTTCTTATTGTTATTGATTCATAGCTAATACAAGGGCTTCTTGAACCTTCTCATCACCAAACTTCTCTTGCATTTCAATGATTAGAGCGTCGAGTTCAGCTTGATCCATACCGTTCCCAGAGAGACCCTTGACTATAGCTTCAATACCGACAGCTAGCTCTTCTTCGGGTGCTAGTGGTTTACCCTTAGCCTCTACGTATGGTGCTACTACGGCGTCTAGCGCAGACCGTACCTTAGGTGAGTTTAGTTCAGTTGCACCCATCTGTGTAGGACGGTAACCATCAGGCATCGACTTAGACTCTGTAGAGAGTTGATCAGACTCCATTCCAACCCGATCTAGACGTGACTGTTCCATTCGTCCTAGGTTTGTATCCCCAGCCGTTACTTGAAGTTCAGCCTCGACTATCTTCCGTGTCTCTGGGCTAAGCGCTTCGAGAATCTTAGGTAAGTTCAACTCAGTTGCACCCATTTGTGTAGGGGTGTAACCATCGGGCATCGACTTAGACTCTGTAGAGAGCCTATCAGATTCAGCTCCTACTCGTCCTAGTCGGGACTGCTCCATCCGCTCTAGGTTTGTATCAGAAGCATTCTCAGGAGACCCTTGTACACCCGATTCAGATGGACGCACCCCTGTGTCTTGGAAGCCTACAGTGCCGATACGTTGACGACTGTCAGTAACAGGAATAATCTGTTGTATCCCACTTACCAGGGAATTAATAGCTTCCTTAACTGCAGCACCCTCTGGTGTTGAGCCCGTGTTAATCTCCTCACGAGTAGGAGGTTTCTTTAATTCAGAACCGTAGGCAGCTGCCATACGCTCTTCGTCACCTGTGTCACGGGTTAGACTCTCAGAGTAAATGTCGGCTATCTTCTGAGAAGCTTCTGCAGCAGAGATACCATTGTTCCAGAGATTACCTGCTACCTCATCAAGCTCACCTGCAGATTCAAACCAATCAGTTCCGTCTAGACCTATTGTCTCATTTACAAAACCAAGGCCTACACCCATCCAACTACCTACTTCAAGAGCAGAGCCTAGCGCCATACCAGCTCCTCGATCAGCACCTTTAAGCATATACTCTCCAGTCTTATTCCAAACGGTCTTAACAGTATCTGCTACTTTCTGAGCACCTTCCTGACCAAACGCTTCACCGTACTGTTCTCGGATGGCGACAGCACTGGCTTCAGGGAATACACCAAAGTCTTCTACAGATACTGGGGCACCCGTCTCGATACCGTATGAACCGCCCTCTGCCTTACCTGTGGCAAAACCTTCACTAGGTGTAAAGCCAGAACCGTACGTAATACGAGCTACACCTTCTTTACCAAAGACTTCTAGTGCTTGAGCCATAACCTCTGGATCATCTGGATTCTCTAAGAGAGCCTCCTTACGACGTTGTTCCTCAGCAGACTGTGCTGGACCTGAGCCTACAGGTGCGGCACCCGGGATTGTAGCCCCATCAGCTGGTACGAGACTAGGGCTCTGTGTAACGTAGCCACGGAACATAGGATTATCCTTATACGCCCTAAACTCAGTAGGATACAGCTCTGCAAGTTCAGACAAGACCTGCTGTCCATGTGTACGCTTACGGCGCTCCATAATAACGTCCCGAGCCGCTCCATCGGGGGCGCTATAGTACTCACTTAACTCAGTCTCACCCATAGTAGACAGAATACCTTGTTCAAAGGCAGTTTTCTGATTCTTAAACAACTCAGGACGCTGCTTATTTATGTCTACAAAGTTAGTCAGGTTAGCATCGATTGTAGCTGAGTTTAGATTTATAGCCTTCAGGTCAGTAAGCAATTCAAGAGATTTGCTGTAACCCTCTGGGGTAGTCATATCCAAGTTATTGATAGTAGCAAGGTACTCAGCTGCTTTCTTCTTGTTCTCTGCATAGCCAGGGACCTGAGTCACACGGATAGTCTCTCGAATTTGGGATGCTGTTGGCATAGTGCCAGTAGTACCCTCAATCTTCTTAATAAGAGACCAGAACTCGTGTGCATCTGCAGGGTCCGTAAGAGTTTCACTAACAGAGGTAATGTAGTCTACATCTTCTTGAGAGGTAGTATCGTCTGACAAGCTGGTCTCAAGCCAGCCGTTTAACTTAAGAACGCTATCCTCTAGTGTTTTTGGAGCAGGAATAGGACCTTCACCACTACCACCGGTAGCAGGGGGAGTTACACCACTGCCAGCCGCCAAACGGGCTGCAGTCCGTACAGCTGCATTCTGCTCAGCTTGTGTTCGGTCGTAAGTTCCTTGAGTACGGAGTTCTGCGGAGGCAGTATACTCATCAAGCTTAGCTTGCCGCTTCAGGTTAATCTCATCCATCCGACGACGATATTCAGTCTCTTCATTCCGGTACGCACGATCCTCGTCGCGAACAGACTTACGCTCCTCAGCCAGAGCTTCCTGTTGGTCACGCACTTCAATATCCTTGGTAGCCTGTACTACTCCAGCCCAAAATGACATTATACTACACCCTCATTCTTAGACGGACGTGACATCAGACCACCGGTAGGTGCTGCTGGCTCTTCGCTCATCATAGCTTCATTATCCATCATACCTTCAACAGGCATCATCTCTTCTTGTTCGTCTGTTGTATCTGTCTCACCCGAAAGGAAGTCAGTAGTCTCACCAGTCTTCTCTTCGTACTCATCAAGAAGCTTACGAGCCTTCTTGCTATTGATGGCATACTTAACCCTACGCTTCTCTTTACTCTCGTCAGGGAAACCCTCTTCGTACTCAATACCAGCTTGGTCAGCACTGCTCTTAATGAACTCATGGATGATTGGTGCAATGATAAGAGAGACATCAACACTGTGACGACCATCCATAACAGCACCACGAAGGATACCACTCGTTAGCGTGACGACGTCCATGCCTAACTCCATAGCGTCTAGGAGGTCCTCTGTCTTATCAGCTAGTCGATCAAGGTGCCAGAATACAGCATCCTCAGGCTTAGTCATCTGAGGAGGGTTCTCGTAGGGTGCGTTCTTAGGTTCTGCAG